CTAAAGAAAATGTCGAAATGACTCCTGAGCTTGAAAAGAAAGCGGCAGAGATTAAAGATTTCTTACGAAACCCTAATGGCAATAAAGAAAGTTGGTCACACTTAGTTAAAACTACAGTACGTGACTTATGCGAATTAGACTCAGCAGTATGGGTTAAAGTGTTCGGTAAGGATGAAAAACTTAAACAAATATTTACAAGAGATTCTGGAACTTTTTTGAAGAACCCTGACAAGTTTGGATATATTGGTGATAGGGAAGACTTTGTTCTATTCAATCCTTTGGTATTAGCAGAGGGGCAGAAATCCAACATGGACTCAACAGCTACTGACAATAATGATATTAATTCACGATTCGCTTTAGCATATGCAGACAAAGCAGCTTACTGGCAATATGGATGGGAAAACGCATCATATCCAATACCATTCGGTAAACGAGAAATTATGTACTTTAATAAAAACCCTAGAGCAGACTCAATTTATGGTATTTCACCAGTTGGTATATTGGCTGATATTATATTGACATTAGTTTACGGTTCACAATACAACTTAGACTTCTATCAAAATTCAAACATGCCTGAAGGTATTATTTCAATGATAGGTTCTTCACCACAAGACACCAAGTCATTTAAAGAGCGTTTAAACAACCAACAACGTGAGACAGACCCTAACACTGGCTTTAGCAGAAAGATAGGCTTTAGATTGCCTATAATCAACGTAGACGCTAAGTTCACACCGTTCCAAGCACCAGCAAGAGAGATGCAAATTTTAGAGCAACAAGCATGGTTCTCCAAAGTATGTTGGATGGCATTTGGTATGACAGCAGATGATTTAGGATTTACAGAAAATTCAAACAAGGCTGTATCAGAATCAATGGAAAAACGTTATGCAAAAACAGCAGTAAAACCCTACCTTATGATGATACAAGAGAGAGTGAACAAAGAATTAATACCTGAGTTTGATACTGACGAATTATGTTTCGAGTTTGACTTCTACGATTTAGAAGAGGACAAGGCAAAGCATGATTTGTATAAAGCACAAATTGACATGGGAATTAAAACACCAGAAATGGTTGCTAAAGAAGAAAAGATTGACCTTGTGGAATTGAAGAAGCAGAAAGAAGAAGCTGACGCAAAAGAAATCGAAAAAGGTAACTCTATGAATAACGGCTTTGAAGGCAATGACGGTGGTTTCGGAAACAACGCTCCCAAGAAGGAAGATAAAAAACCAGATGTTAAGGCCTTATCATTAGAACCTGGGATTCGAGTAAGATGTACTTCAAACTTGCCAGGGTATAATGGTAAAACAGGAGTTATAGAAAAGGAGTTGAGTGACGGTTCATTCCGAGTACGGTTCGACAACGTAGTGTTAGTGATAGGTAGAGAAGAACTTGTAGTTGCTGGTACTGATGATGGTGGATTAAACGAAATTGACAAAGCTGATCCATTCGACAACACAGAACTTGAAAGTGAAATGAAGAGTGATATTGAGAAGATTTCCAAAAAGATTAAGGTAGCATTAAAGATATATGGAAAAGGTGCTCTTGAAGATGGAAAGTAGTCTTAAAGCATCAGTAGACGAACTAAGCAAAGCAATTTCAAAACTGTTTTCAGTAAATGCTAGTAGTAAAGCGTTGAAACAAATGAAGAGTTTTTACGACATAGGCGTTGAAGAAATGGAACTCCAGTTGGATATGAACTTTACTGGAAATAAACAAAATATGAAGAATTTTCAGAAGTTTGTTGTTGAGCAAATCAAAGGTTTCACTGATGGTATGCGGACTAGGTTGCGTAAAGAAGTCATGGACAGTATAATGAACCGAGAGTCATTAACTAAGTTGAGAAAACGAGTTCAGGACACTTTTGATTTAGCAAGAACAAGTGCTGAAAGGATTGCAAGAACTGAGTCAAACCGAGCATACAACATGGGACACAGGGACGCAGCAATTGAGTCTGGCATTAAGCTGAAGAAAATGGTTGTTGTTCAAATGGACGACAGAACATCACCAATATGTAAACGTATGAACAAGAAGTATGGGAAACCAGAACAGGCTATTAATATTAATGCAAAGTTTATTGACGATAAGACAGGGAAAGAATTTGACATTCCGCCATTTCATCCAAACTGCTTTGTACCAGGAACAAAGATAAGAACACAACAAGGAGAAAAAAACATTGAAGATATTGAAATCGGAGATTATGTTTATACTCATAAAAACAGATACAAATCAGTTTATAGTGTTATGAAAAGAAAAGTTTCAGAAAAGATATACAAAATAAAAACATCAAAAGGTGTTATTGAAGTAACAGGTGAACATCCAATTATGACAAATACTGGGTGGAAATTGGCAAAAGATTTAACAATAAAAGATTGGGTACTACATGCAAAATGATAATAGTAAAATGCGACCATTGTGGAAAAGAACTTGGAAGAGATTATCCATACCAAGCGAAGGGATATAATTATTGCAATGCTAGTTGTCAAATGTATCACGCATATAAAATAGGGTTAAGAGACAAAGATAAAATTACAATTAAGGCACAAGAAGTATCACATGCTAAGATAAAGAAACATAATTGGTTAAACGACAAAAAGTCACGTGATAAATTAAAGGCAACAATGCAAACAGATGAGTATAGAATAAAATCATCATTATGTAAAGTAGGAGATAAAAATCCAATGTTCGGTAAAAAAGGAGAATATTTACAAGTACATCACATAGTGCCTTTCAAATGCACACAAGATAACTCAGAAGATAACTTAATAACATTATGTTCAAAATGTCATGCACATGCAGAAAATAACTTTTGCCGAGTTCAATCAATAGAAGAAGTTGATTATACTGGTAATGTTCATAACTTTTCAGTAGAACAGGATGAAACTTATGTTGCAAATAACATGATAGTACATAATTGCAGAACAAGATCAGTATACATACAACCAAAGGTGAAAAGACAATGAAAACAATCGAACTAACAGGTATAACAGCTTCCGATGGTAGTTTAACAATTACTGGAACAAAAAGCGTAACAGGATTTATTGAACGAATAGATTATGATTATAGTAATGCAGCAACAGGTGCAGTATTAACAGTGACAACTAGCGGACAAGCAGTTAGTGCACCAGTAATGATAAAGACAGGAGCCGGAACAGCAGACGTATCTTACTTCCCAAGAAGTTTAGCAAACAAATCAACAGATGCATCAGCATTTACAAATGTAGCTGAAAAGATATATTTAGCTAATGAGAGTTTAAAATTAGTAGTAGCATCAGCAGGAGACACTAAAGGTATAAGATTATTAATTTATGTATCAAATGAGTAGGTAAAACGAAAATGAGTGAGATATTCCAATTCCAATCAGAGAAATTCAATTACAGTGTTGCAACACTAAAGGGTGAACAGCATTATTTTATAGAAGGGTATATATCAACAATAGATCCCGATTTAGTTAATGAAGTTATCACAGCAAAAGCACAACAAGAATTAACTGATTCAGCAGTTGGGCAAAACATCACAATGGATGTTGAGCATTCTGATTGGTTTGAAGAAGAAGGTGGAGTAACAAATCCAAACAATACACCTGACAAAATATTAAGTCAACCCAAATCAACTATACCAATCGCAAAAATTGTATCAGCAACATTAAAGCCTAGAGGAACATGGGTAAAGGCTGAGATTAACAAAAACGTATCAAAATTTAAAGAAGTATGGGGAAGCATTAAAGATGGATTTTTACATTCATTCAGTATTGCAGGATACCCATTAAAAGCAGTCACAAAGTTAATTGACGGTGTTGAGCGAACACTTGTTGATTCATACAGATTAATTAACGTTACATTAACAGGAAGTCCTGTTAATCCAAGTGCAACTTTTGTCCCAGTGATGAAAGCAGCATTATTGAAATCAATGGAGGCAAATAACATGGCAGAAGAAGAAGTAGTAGAGGAAGTGGTTGCACCAGTAGTAACCGAAGAAGTAAAGGTAGAGGAACCAGTAGTTCCAGAACCAGTTAAAGTTCAAGAAGTGAAGACAGGTGACGATGTAGTTTCCAAAATTACAGAAGAACGTGACGCACTTATCGTTGAGAAGTCTAAATTAGCTGAAGATAAAGCAGCATTAGAGCAACAACTTAAACAAGCTCAAGCACCAGTAGTTGAAACATCAGCTACTGATAACAACTCAGAATCTAG